GCCCACAAAGCTTGCCAAGGGCGGTAAGACCAATGAGATGATGATGCAGTATGGTCGCGGTATGGCCAAAGTTAAGAATCAGGGGAAATAACATGGCCAAGATTAACAATCTACCCGCTTCTGCATACGCCAAGCCCCACACCATGAGTGGTGCGCCTGTTGTTCCATCTACAAACCCCGGCATTCCCCCAAACCGCAGTAAAGCTGACACTGTTAATATGTCTATTGGCAACATCAGCAAGGCTGCTGGTAACGAAACCACAAAGACATCCGGTATCGTCACCCGTGGTAACGGCGCGGCAACCAAAGGCACTATGGCACGAGGCCCAATGGCATGAATTACGCTGAACTTAGCGCTGCTATTCAAGCGTACACGGAGAACACGGAAGCAGATTTCGTGGCTAATATTCCCGTGTTCGTCGAGCAGGCTGAGCAGCGTATTTTCAACTCGGTACAGTTCCCGTCGCTTCGCCAGAATGTGACAGGCGCAACCACAACAAACAACAAGTACCTGCAGTGCCCCACGGATTTCTTGGCGGTGTATTCATTGGCTATTATTAACGCCAGTGGTGAGTACGAGTACTTGTTAAACAAAGATGTTAACTTCATCCGGCAGGCGTACCCCCAGCCCACGGATACGGGTATCCCCAAGTACTACGCACTGTTTGGCCCACGCTCGGACAATCCGGCAGAGCTAACTTTTATCCTTGGCCCAACGCCAGACGCCGCATACGGGGCAGAGTTGCACTATTTCTTCTATCCGCCAAGCATTTCTGTGGCACCGTTCACATCTTGGCTAGGTGATAACTTTGATCCCGTGCTGTTGTACGCATCTTTGGTTGAGGCTTACACCTACATGAAGGGTGAGCAAGACATGATGGCGCTATACAACCAGAAGTTCATGGAAGCTCTTGCGTTGGCCAAGCGTTTGGGTGATGGTATGGAGCGTCAAGACGCTTATCGTTCTGGTCAGTTCCGTCAGAAGGTAACTTGATATGTCGATTATCCAGACCCAGACCACAAGCTTCAAGGCGCAGTTGTACCAAGGTATTCATGACCTGACAACCGACGTTATCAAGATTGCCTTGTACACGGCTAGCGCAGATTTGAATGAAGATACCACTGTGTACAGTTCAACCAATGAAGTACCTAACACAGGCACTTACGTCGCTGGCGGGGCACAGTTAACTCCAATCACAGTATCGTCTTCTGGGTACACAGCTTTTGTAGGCTTCCCAAACATCTCATGGACAGGGGCAATTACCGCAAGATGTGCGTTGATTTACAACGTTACCCAAGGTAACAAATCCATAGCGGTGTTGGACTTCGGTTCTGACAAAACATCCGTTGGTACATTTACAATCACCATGCCCGCAAACACCGCTACGGCGGCTCTCATTCGTAGTTCTAATTAAGGAGTCATCATGACTATTGAAAAAACCAAAGCCACTGACGTTGTTTCTAGTGGTCTGACTTGTAACACCAAAGCCGGTGAGGACGCAAAGGCGACCGGCGTATTTGAAATCAAATGCCATGACAAAGACGGCAACTTAAAGTGGTCTGCCGAGTCTAAAAACTTGGTGGTTAACGTTGGCCTTCAATATATGGCGGGCAGTGCTTTGACTTCAGTATCCCAGATCACCACTTGGTATCTTGGTTTGTACGGCGCTGGCGCTTCTAATACACCTGCGGCTGGCGACACAATGGCTTCCCATGCTGGTTGGACAGAAGTTACTGCATACAGCAACGGAACCCGTGTGACTGCTACTTTTGTAACAGCTACAACCGCTAATCCATCCGTGGTAACTAATACAGCTTCACCAGCCGTGTTTAACATTAACGGCTCAACAACAGTTGGCGGCGCGTTTTTGACAAGCAACGATACTAAGGGTGGCACAACAGGAACATTGTTCTCTGCGGCTGACTTTGGTTCACCCGGTGACCGTTCTGTGGTGAACAGCGATACTTTATCTGTAACTTACACATTCAGCTTGGCGGCTTAATATGTCAGCGTGGGGTTCCGGCACATGGGGCGACAATGGTTGGGGGGGCTTTGTCGCCTACACTGCTGAGATTGGAACCGAGGGTTGGGGGCAAGATACTTGGGGATCATTAAGTTGGGGTGGGCTTGGAACCAACCAAGCCACCATAACCGATGAAGTTACAGCAACGTTAGGTTTACTTTCCGCAGTTGGCGAAACAGGAACGGGATCAGACGCGGTAGTTTCTTTACTAACAATTAGTGTAAATGTAACCGAAACAGCTACGGGAACAGATGCTACCGAAGGGGGGCCGTTGTATGCTACAACGGTAACAGAGGCAAGCACAGTAACAGACGCGGTTTCTTCGGTTATAGCTGTAGGTGCGGTAATTACTGAGACTGCTACGGGTACAGATGCAACAGTAGGCGGTGAAGTATACGATGCGGTAATAGCGGGCACGGGCTGGGGCGAAAGCGCTTGGGGTTACAACTCATGGGGCGGGGTTGGTGAGCTAGCTCTTGCTTCAGACGTTGTAACGTCTACGCTGGGAGTTAGCGTAGCGGTAACGGAAACGGCAACGGGTACAGACGATGTTGTAGCGGTAGCAGCGTTTGCGGCACAGGTTATTGAGACGGCTACAGGTAGCGATGAAATTACATCTACACCTAACTATGCTACAACAATAACCGAAACGGCTACTGGATCGGATGTGGTATCAAGTGTTCCTGTGTACGCGGCTACAGTTGCAGAGACAGCAACCGGAACAGATAGCGTAACTGGAAATCTTGTGTATTTTGGAGATATACAAGAAACGGCAACAGGATCGGATGCGGTAACGGCGGTAGTTGTAGTTAATGCGGCAATCACAGAAACCGCTACGGGGTCAGATGTAATTACGGCACAGGTAGGATTTAAAGGCACAATTACTGAAAATGCGGTAAGCGCGGATACTTTAAAGGCGGCAGCGGCGTTTATAGCTTCTATTAACGAGTTGGCAACGGGCACAGACGCAATAACTGCGCGGCCTTTCTGGGAAATAATTGATGACACGCAGACCGCAAACTGGCAAAATATCAGCAACACGCAAACGGCAGGTTGGACTGCTGTTGCAACGAACTAGGAGCATTTAAATGGCAGCGACGACAACTCTTTTAGACTTAGTTACCCCCACACAGGGTACGCTCTCCGGTACATGGGGCGATACAGTCAACTACGGTATTTCTGACTACGTAGACATTGCCATTGCAGGCACATTATCTTTTGCAGGTGATGGGGCTATTACTCTGGTAAACACCATAGGTAGTGCGTCAGGAAACAACATTGGGTCAACTACAGGCCAGTACATGGTAATCCGTGTAACCGGCACGCTTACAACCCCCAAAATAATTACTGCTCCAAGCCGTAGCAAGTTGTACATGGTAGACAACGCTGCCACTGGCAGCACGGTTTCTTTTATCCGTGCGGGTCAAACCCCTGCCGTATCTATTGCAGTCGGTGAAAAAGCGTTTGTCTACTACAACGGCACTGACTATGTCAAAGTAGCGTCTAGCGTAGTGGCCACAGGCACCGTGACAAGCGTAGGCGGCACGGGCACGGTCAACGGAATTTCTCTTTCTGGCACAGTTACAACCTCGGGTGATTTAACCTTGGGCGGCGCGTTGTCTAATGTGTCTTTGACGACTCAGGTCACGGGTACTTTACCAGCAGGTAACGGCGGTACAGGCATTACTTCTCTCGGCGCAGGTGTTGCTACATTCCTTGGCACACCATCTTCTGCAAACTTAGCCTCCGCAGTTACAGATGAAACCGGATCTGGCGCATTAGTGTTTGCAACATCACCAACTCTAGTAACGCCATTGCTTGGTACGCCCACAAGCGGCGTACTTTCAGCTTGCACCGTTGACGGCACGGATGCAGTAGGTTTTAGAAACATCCCACAGAACAGCCAGAGCGCAGATTACACATTAGTTCTTACTGACTCAGGCAAGCACATCTTCCACCCAGTTGGTGACAACAACGCAAGGACATTCACAATCCCTGCCAATAGTTCTGTGGCCTATCCCATTGGTACAGCCATCACGTTTATCAACATGGCCGTGGCAAACGTCACAATTGCCATCACGACAGATACATTGACTTTATCCTCCGCAGGTACAACAGGTTCACGAACCTTGGCGACAAACGGATCGGCAACCTGCATTAAGATTACCTCAACATCTTGGCTTATTTCAGGGAGCGGATTAACATGAGCGGTGCACTACAAGCTGTCTTTCAAAATCAACGATCCTTTGCTGCCCCTCCGGGTTCGGAACTATTTGCTACTGTAGGAACATATACTTTTGTAGTACCAATAGGAATTACTTCTGTATCTGCCGTAGTGGTTGGCGCTGGTGGTGGCGGAGCTGGCCTGAACCCCGGCAACCCGGGCCAGCCTTTCTACGGCCCTCCAAAGAGATACGGCGGTGGCGGTGGAAGTTTGCGTTGGCAAAACAACATCGCAGTCACTCCGGGAGAGTCTTTGTGCGTCAATGTTGGTACTGGAGGCGGTGGAGGCAATAATGGAGGTGGGGGCAACGGTGGGCAAAGTTGGTTTATTGGCACTTCTGGAGCTAGGTTTGTACAAGCCCCGGGCGGTTCGGCTGGAACTAGCGGCGGTTCTCCCACTGTTAGAACCCCAGCAGGCACATCAGCAGGCACTGGCACTGGCGGTGGTGGCCGTGGAGGCGGTAGCAGAAAAGGCACAGGATGTTTTTCTTGCAACGGTAACAGCGGCGGTGGCGGTGGCGGTGGTTATCAACCGTGTTGCGGAACTGCCGGTTGTGGTCAGGGCGCATCATCCTTCTCTGCTGGTGCAAATGGTGCTTATGGCGGTGGTGGCGGCGGTGGTGGATTTGGTAACACTTGCCAAGTTGGTGGCGGCGGTGTTGGCGTTTTACTAGGCCAAGGTTGTAATGGTGCGGGTGGTATTAGTGGTTCTACATGGGGTAAAGGTGGTTCTGGTGGAACCGAATCGCCAACCCCTACACGAATAAATGGTGGTTTATACGGCGGTGGCGGTGCTGGTACTGTATATAACCCTTGTTATAACAATGGTGGTGTTGGAGGTCGTGGTGCTGTACGCGTTATCTGGCCCGGCACGACTCGCTCATACCCATCAACTTGCACAGGCGCACCATGAATCTTTATATTGAAACTGAAAACGGCTTGACCAAGAATCACCCTGCTTTTGAATATAACCTCATTCAGGCGTTTGGTTCTATACCCGCACATTGGGAACCGTTTATTCGGGTTGAGCGTCCTAATGGCGCATATCAGGTTTTAGAATCTGAGGAGCCTGTTTACACAAAAGTAAACGGCGTATGGACTGATGTCTGGGTAGTTCGCGATATGACCGCGGAAGAAAAGACAGCCAAGCAACAGGCAGTTATTACTGCGTTCAATAGTCTTGAGTATGTTTCCAACTGGTCTGCTTGGACATTTGATGAAGCTACCTGTGCAATGGTTCCCCCAATCCCACGCCCAGCGCCAGTTGAAGGCGTAAGAGT